CTTCCACAAAATCGCGGCGTGCTTCCTCCGACTGCATCATCCACCATTTCAGTGTAGATGCTTCTACCTTGAACCCGTAGCGGATGGAATCGGTAAGGTCAACTTTCCACACCTTTTCCCGTCCGGTTTCTCCGGTTTCCGGATCAAACTCTACGGCGGCCAGCGAACGGATCACGCTCCCGGGAGCACGTCCTATCGTTTCCGTATCTATCATTACATGTTTAAAAATCTTTTCTTCCATAATCGTTTCTTTTAAGGGTGAATCAGTCCGTCTTTTCCCACACGGCGTTTTTGATCCTCCGTGGCTTTTTTCTTCGGGAATTTCCCGTGCCATTTTCCGGGAACGTATCGTGCGTGATTTCCGGTTTCGTCAAATTCAATTTTGCAGCACTCCGAACAAAGAGGCTTCCACTTGTAAGGGAGAAGGCTTTCGTCCCATTCTGCGTCTGGAGCTAATTTCGTGACTATGCTCCAGTATTCCGATGTGGCGGTGTTGTCCACACATCCGCATTTTGCGCAAATAAAACATCCCATGTCAATCCTCCATCATTTCTTTAATCAACCTAAACATATATTTCATAGCCGACAGACACAATCCTATAAAGAAAATGATTGCCCAACCGCCAGCTAAAGTCAGTATGCAAATCAAAGCAATATCAAACGGGGCCATTTTTTGTTTTCTTATATATCGGTTTTTCTCGAAGCAAATCCAGTGCCATGTCGGCTTTCCGTACCATAGCCAGTGTTTCCGCCGCATAGAGGTCGCCAGCTGCCATGCGTGCGAGCAGTATTTCGCGGTATTCCGCACGCGACACCACTTCGTTTATCACCGGAGGCTTCCGGAACAGATTCACCTGGTAGCTCATATTTTCTTTTTCTTGGATTCAAACTCCTTTTGAAGTATTGTTTCATATTCTTCTCCTAAAGGATAGCGGCTGCACAGATACGCTTTCTCCTTGTAGACAAACCATTGCGGTGTGCGGTTTTGATTGACTGGTATTCCGAACGCTACCCGGAAGTCGTTGGAAGTCACGTCCGGCAGGTCTACGATTTTACGGGCGATGGCCTGTCCTTTCTCGTTCTGCATGTTGGGGATGTATTCTCCTTTCCCGATAAACTGGTATGCAAAAAGGTTGGGCACCCGTTTGAACTTCAGACTACCTATACCGACCCCGGGATACAGACATCCCGGACGGTCCGTCCGTGACTCGGCTCCCAGCTCGGCAGCCAGACGGTCGGCAGCTTCGGAAGCTTTCTTCCCTTTCTCCATAAACTCGCGGATGCAGCGTCCGCGGTGCGTGTCGGAAAGCGACACCTTGTAGTAATATCTTTTCTCTTCCATACGTCAGATAAATTCTCGTATCAGGCAAATAATACCGTACAGACACAAGCCCACTACCGCAATCAGGGCAATCAGGACAAGGCATCCCTGCATGGCCATCTTCTTGAACTCATTCATAATCCACTCCTTTCTCCAGCTTCATGCCGGGAACATAGTACATTCCGCACGTGTCCAGCTTTTCCAGCGCCATCTGGATGCTTTCCTTCGAGTTGTTCACATAGTTCACCAGGTAGACATTTTTCCCGTTGAACATAGCCGGAATGAATACCGGCATCACCTGGTTCCACGGAAGCACGCCGCGCGGTACATTCCGGACCAGACAGTCGTCTGTGGGAATTTCCTCGGCATCCTTTGGCAGGTTTTCAAGAAAAATGTGTGGGTCGCCTTCCTCGGCGAGTACAGTAATAAGGGGATTTTGCAGTTTGGAAAACAGAGCTTTGTTCAGCTCCCTGCGTCGTTGGTTAGTATAGATCATTTGCCCTGCTTTTATAGTTAATTGATTGTTTTTCTTTTACAAGGCAAAAATAACGAATTTAAACTGATTTCGGTTTAAATTCGTTATTTATTTTATAAAATGCACCAAATAATAATTGCTTTGTGCGTTAAATAAATTCAATGTTTCTCCCCATAGCCTCTGCTATGCGCTGGAGCATTTCTGAATTAGCCGTAAATCGGCCTTCTTCTATTTTGTATAGAGTAATGTAGTTTATTCCGACACGTTCGGCCAGGGTTTCAATGTCTAATCCGGATTCACGCCGGGCCATCATAAGGTTCCATCCTACTTTTTCTCGTGCGCTCATGGGAGATTC